TAAACCTGTAAAATTACCACAGACAAATCAGCAAGGCAAGAAAGTTGGTGCTGATGCAAAAGCATGTTGGAGTGGTTACAGATATCAAGGCACAGTGAATGGTCGTGATGTCTGTACGCCTGTAAAGAAAAAATGAGTTATAAGCCAACAGAGACCATGGCAAACAATGCCAAGCGTGGACTAAAAATGCGTGACGAAAGCACACCCAGCAATAAAGGCGGTACTAGTGTTGGCTTACAACGTGCTAATCAATTTGCAAAGCGTGAGAACGTTAGCCTTGATACTGTCATGCGCACATATCAATTCTTGAGCAGAGCAAGAGTCTATTATAAGCCAGGCGAAAATACCAAAGGTACACAAGCATATCTAATGTGGGGCGGACCTGCTGGCTTGACGTGGGCAATGAAGATACTTAAGGATGAAGGAGTCATCTGATGTACGATAATGTTGAAGAAATACAGCGTGTCAATAATATGGATCAGCATCAGATACTTCTCAAAGTGCGCAATCTAAAATATATGCCATTCATGACAAAGGAACAATTCAATGAACTTAGACAAGCAATCAGTGACAGATTACAAACGCATGGATATGAACTCACTAGTGCATGTTGTGGTAGATTCAGTGCCACTAAACTTAACAAAGAGTGATGGGAGCAAAATAAATGTCAGAAGAACAAAACAAACCAAAGCGTGGCGGAGCGAGACCGGGAGCGGGACGCAAGAAGGGCATGATACAGAAACTCAGCGGCTCAGAGATATTGAAGCAGATACAACGCACGACAGGTAAACGCTTTGAGCAATTGCTTGCAGAGCATTACATGGAAAGCATGTTGCGTCATGATTGGCAAGCAGTCCGTGATTATGAGAAGACCATACTTGCTAAAGTTGTCGCAGACAAAGTTGATGTCACAACGAATGGCGAGAGCATGAATGCACAGTTCGTATTTCCACAGCGTGAGTTAGCAGATTGGTCACAGATACCAATAACAATAACAACTGATGCAAAAAATAGAGATTGATCTATATGGTGAGCAAGCAACATTGCTCCGTGACATGCTTGATAGTGACAAGCATTGCATACATATCGTGCCTGTTGGTAGCGGCAAGACATTCTTAGCCAGCATAGCATTACCTATATTCGCTACTGACGTTCGCTATCACAAAAATAAAGATATAATATATTCAGCACCCACAGGTGCCATGATCAAGTCCCTCATATGGGAACCATTAAAGAAATCGTGCATCAATCATTTTAATTTGCGTGATGGTATCGATATCAATAACAGTGAGTTAACTATAAAGTTTCCTAACGGTATTTTCATACGCTGTAAAAGTGCAGAACAGCGTGAAAACTTACGTGGTCTAAACGTTGGCATATGGATCGCTGACGAAGCATCATTGTATACAAGTGATACATTGCAAGAGATCACAAATCGTTTGCGTCCTAGTGTGGGTACACCCGACAGTCAAGGTAGACTGATCGTGATAAGTACACCCAATGGCACTGGACCACTGTACGACCTATTCAAGATGGCTCTTGAAAGGCCTGAAAAGTATATCGTACGGCACTATAACTATGAGCAGATGCGCAGTGGTAATCGTGATTACATCGATGAACAGAAACGCATACTCAGTCCACTAAAGTTTGCGCAAGATTATCTATGCTCCTGGGAGAGCGTGGCTGATCAGTTTTATTATTCATTCGATATACACAAACACACAGTGGATGACATACTAGATAGACGTACTGACTTATACACCTTTCATGATTTTAATAAAAGGGTGATGACGGCAATAGTTGCACAAGTGATCGATGAAGGTTTGCCTACAGCACGATTAGAAGTGTTGAAGAGTTATGCAATCAAAGATTGTAGCACAGAAGGAATCGCTGATGCGATACGTCAAGACTTTCCAAAACGCAGACTTTATAGTATCATCGACATGAGTGGTACTCAAGTCAATCGTGACACAACTAGCCCATTCGGTGTCACAGATCGTATCATACTTGAGAAATATGGCTTCCAGATAGTGAATGGTCGCAAGAGCAATCCATTGATCTCAGATACAGATAATACTGTGAATGGATTCATCAATGCAGACAGATTGCGTATCAAGAAAGACGATAAACTATTGATAGAAGCATTGACCACGTATCATTTCGAAGATGGTAGTCGCAAGCGTTTAGTCAAGTATACTGAACAGAAGTATGCACACATAGACGGATTAGGTGATTGCTTGCGTTATGGCATACATCATTTGTTCCCTATACAACATGAACAAACATTGAAAGAATACATAGGCATGGATCCACGCTATGCACGTATGAGTGATCCTGCGAACAAATATAAACCTGAGAGTCCATTGTATCCTGGTGGACCAAGTTGGGAAGACATCATGAATGGTGACGAAATAAATGAAGATTATCAAACATACTAAATAATAGTATGTTTACGAAAACGAAAAAACCACGCAAGAAATCAAAAACCACAAGCGCATATGAACGCATGATGAAGCGTGTCGATATACCAAAAGATAAAAGTAAATGCTGGTTATGGACTGGACCAGTGAATAACGCCGGTTACGGCATGATACGTGGAAACGACGGTGTACCTAAGATGATGACAGTTCATAGAGTCGCCGGTAAAGAAAAAGGTTTAGATTTAGAAAATCATGAAGTGCAACATACATGTTTGACAAAAAATTGCGTGAACCCTGATCATCTTGTATATGGTAGCCCATTAGATCGCAGACATAGATTAGAAAAGAAATATGGTAAGAACTTCAACAAGCCAAAAGACCCATACATGACTTGCTTACATTGTAATAGAACAGATCATGTGACATGGTTCAGCCGTAAACATAAGCATTGTTATCCAGGCATGCTTAATGAATACAGTAAATATTTAAACAAACGTGTATAAATAATAGATACTAGTATAGGTGACAATATGGACTTTGATATGATGGTCGAGATGTATGCAATCTCAAAATTTTACATACCACAAGATGATCATTATGATCTTGCAAAAGATGTCGTGAGATATCTTACCGACATGGGACACAGTGCGCAAGATATTGATCGTGCATTCGGTGAGTTTCCAGAAGTCATGAAAGCACTAGACGAATATAGCGTCTATACTCAAGAGACAGAAGATGTGATGGACATGGATCCAGAAGAATATGCTGCCATGGAGCAAGAAGAATATCTTGACGAAAAGTTCGACGAAAAGTTCGGTGGCGATTATTACGAATATCTTGACGACAACGAATAATCGTCAACGGAAAAAAATATGAATGTACATGAATTAACTCATAAGAGTCCTATATACAACGCTGTCTATGAACAGATGTTAGCATACCAGTATGCATATCTAGGAGGACAGATATTTAAGACTTATGTGCGCAAGAAAAGACCAAGCGAAGATAGCAATCTTTATATCGATCTAGTAAACAATACAGTCGCACAACCTATCTGTCGTTATATCGTTGACACTATCAATGATGTATTGTTTGAGCCAGGCATCAAACGTGAATTAAAGTTCTGCACACCAGCAGGTGCATATATCAATCCTGATAACACAGAGTGGGCACAACTGATGTTGCTTGATAGTGATCTACAAAACAGATCAATGGATAGTTTCATGGAACAAGTAGGTGACCTCACTAGCATCTATGGATATTGCTGGGTCTTTGTAGATATGCCTAAACAAGATGAAGGCAATCTTGGTAGACCTTATGTTGTCGCAGTCAATCCACTCAATGTATGGAATTGGGAATGGGAATGGTTTGGTGGCAAGCCAATGGTCAAGCATGTCAAAATATTAGAAGCAGAAGACAAAGACAATTATTATTTGAAATGCTATCATCTTGGTACTGATGAATATCCAAGTTATTGGAAGAATTACCGTGTAGGTAAGAATGTCAGCAAGAATGATGTAGAAGAGATAGGTACAGGTACTTATCCTGCAGGCATGAGCATACCAGGCTTCATAGCATATGGTCGTAGAGATCCAAGAACAATGGACCTAGGCGTTAGCGATATCGATAGTGCAAGTGATGCACAACGTGAACATTATAAATTAGAATGTGAAGCATACACATCAATACAGTTCGCAAAGACTATCATTCGTGCAGATAAAGGCGTAAGCATTCCTGTACACGCAGGTGCGATAGTTCGCGCAAGTCAAGGTCAAGTAGAATCTATTCCTGTCGATACAGGTGATGTTGATAAAGTCACAAGTAGACAGCGTGAGATACTTGAGCAGATCGAAGCATTGACTGGCCTAGGTGGCTTGCGTAACACAAAGAATCAAATCGCAAGTGGCGTCGCCATCATCGAGGAACGAAAAACATTACATAGACTCGCAAAGAGCAAAGCCCGCTTGATGGAAGTCACAGAAGAATTGATATTCACTTATGCCGCACGATTCATGGGAATGCGTTGGGCAGGTGAAGTACATTACAACACAGATTATGAAGCACATGACACAAACTATAGATTAGCCCTCATGGGTCAGGCTAAAGCCATGGTGCAGAATAATCCTATCATTGATAGTCTCATCACTAAAGAAATCATTGGTATGCTCGCACCTGCTGAAAAGATCCCGCAGTATGAGCAGGCTTATATTGAGACTATACAAGATCAGCAAGTCAAAGACTTGATGACACAAGACAATGAACAAGTATTGAGCCGTGATCTCGGTGATCAGATCAGTACACCAGAAGAGTTCGGTGAGACCGAACCAATGTATGGTGATGATACTGAGTATGATAGCGCAGGAGATTATGGCGTAGGATATAATGATGTAGGTATAGGTACACCTGTTACATATACCGGACAGAGTTATTATACAAACCAAGCGATTGCAACACAATTGCAAGGTATCAACACAGGTAGATAATAAATTAAATTCGTTTGTTACGATATAACACAAAAGGAAAAATTAAATGTTAGAAAATCAACTCGATGGCTCCGTTAGTGCCCCTGATGCAGAACAGGTTACAAATGATGCTGGTGATGGAAAAGTAAACCCAGGTGTTATTCGCAAAAGCACTACAAATTCTATTTTGAACGCCTTGTCACAAGCAAGTGGTCAAAACTTTGAAAGCGTAGAGGCAGCATTAGCATATGTGGCACGTACTTCAAGTCAACAACGCGGTGGCAACGCACAGCCAATGGAGTCAGAACCTACTGACAACTCACGCATAGGGCGTGATGTAGGTGATGACAGTACCGATTTAAGAGATCAGTTCATGAGACTTC